GCTTCCCAGCTGTCTATCTAAACTAGCTAGTGTTGCTGCAAACTTAATTGATGCGCCTGCTGCTCTCTCCAACTGAAAAGTTTCTTTAACCATAAAGGTAGTATCTACCCTTGTATCTCCAAGTCGTTTGGCTTCAGATTGACTCCTTGATACTAAGTCCGAAATGTCTTCCAGAATGTTATCGAACTCTTTTAATTCTTTTGTAGATATACCTGCATCTTTCGCTAATTTTGTAAAAGCTGCACCACCACCTGCAGAAGTAACTGCAAGTGCTTTCATAGTTATTTCTAAATCTTCTGCCTTTTGACTCATATCTGTAAAGAATTTTGTTACCGACCCTATAACATCAATACCAACTAATTGCAGTACTCCCAAAACCATAAAAAATATACCTATAGCTGCTTGTAATCTATTAAATGCCATGCCTAATTTAGTAATAGCTCCTGCTAAAAAAGTAGAAGCAGTAGCAGCTAATTTAGCTTTAAAAGGTAAGCCATCTAATACTGCTGCATTTGTTGCCATTACGCTATTTAAAAATATATAACGTTTACTAGTCGTGCCCGTAGTAGCTGCTAACTGTTTTAAAGATGCACTATATACTTTATTTGCTTTAGTAAGTTGTGTAGTAGTTTTAAGACTACCCTTTTTTTGATCTTCTAATGTTTTTTGAAGTGCGATTTGTTGTTCTGGCCCTTGTCCTGCAATTCGAGGATTAAAACCTCCTGTACCTATTGAGCCTTCTGCACCTCTTGCTGTGCCAATTGCACCACTTAAGGCTGGCATCTGCTCTTTCGCAATTTTTGCAGTATCTGCTAATGTTGCAGCAAATTTTGAAAGATTAGTAGTTGCACGAGAAGCAAAACCGCCAATTAATGTTGCGGCTTTACCAAATACTAATGTTAATATGCCTAAAAATATTAATGTAGCACGATTACCGTCACTTAAAAAATTAATAAAAGGAACAAGAGTATTAGCAACTAATTGCCCAAAACCAATAGCTAATTCTTGTAATTGAACAATAAACTTCTCAAGAGTGGCTTGATTTGATCCTAGACTTGAATCAATAGCAGAAAATTTATTTTCACCTTCTTTAATAACTTCATTTACAAAAGCTTGTCTTCGTTCAAACTGAGTTAAAGAACTAGCCGCTACATTTAATTTTGAAGCATATGCCTCAACTGCTGGGTCAATACGTGTAAAAATACCAATTTCATCTAAAAGTTCAGGTTCTAACTTAGCAGTACCACGAACAACACGTTGCATAGCATCAGTTAAATTTCTTCCTAAAGTTCTAGATGCTTTAAGTGCTATAGCACTAAGTTTTTCAATTTGTTCTGTATTAAAACCAGCAGATAAGGCAATATTAACATTTTGAGCAGCTTCTTCAATAGCAATTTGACCTTCTGTAATGTCTTTTACCCTCGCAAGAATAGTATCACCACTAGCACCCATTTCTGCTGCTAATGCACGAGTTCCTTGAATAACAGTTTCAAATTGAACAGCTCGTTGAAGTGCTGCAAAAGCTTGTTGTAACGCAAAAACGTTTGCAGCAGCACCAGCATAGGCAGCAACAAACCCACCTAAACCAGATGCTTGGGCAGAAAACTGTTTACTTGCGGAAACGCTACCATTTGTTTGTCGAGTTTGTGCTTTGGTAACTTGTTCAATACCTTTAGCAGCTTTAGCAGATCCTCGCTCTTTAACTTCAACCTCAACGGTATTTTTAATTTTAGCCACTTATCTACCTCTTTTCGCTTTACTTAAAGATTCTTGTTGTTTTGCTTTTTCTGCGTAAAATTTACTAGCTTCTCCTTCAGCAATCTTTAGTAAATCAAAAATTTGTCTTTTATTTTCTAATTGATATATATTCATAATGTCCATTAAACCAGCATAGTTTTTACCCATCCATGTTCCAGACATACCTTCGACCACATCTGGAAGTGAATTAAATAAAACTAAAGCACCCTGAACATTGTATGAAAGAAAGCTTGGGTCTTTAGGCATTTCTTCATCCTTTGGTTCCCAGCCCATTTGTTCACACATTTGTAAATATTGATCTAAATCCATACCTCCGCCAAAAAAAGCATTGCGAAGGTATTCAATTAGTTTTTTTCATCTTCCTCTGTTTTTTTCTTTGAAAATTGCTCAAAATCATTCATACAATCAGTTATAAATTGATCAAAAATAGTAGAGTTTTTCAAAAGTTCTAATGCATCTTCTTCATCATACTCTATAAGTTCTTCGGGGTCCATAGAAGAAATATCAGCGGGAAAAAGAATGGGTAAATGTTTAGCTTTAAGCCCTTTCCAATCTTTGATACATTTTTCAGAATAAGCTTCAAGAAACTTATCATTATCGACCTCTTCCTCGCGTTGGCGAGTACGTTTATTAAATTTAAAGGTAAGTGAACGATTTCTAATTTTCATTAAATCTTCACGATTTAGATAAACAATTTCAATTTTGAAATCATCAATTTCTGGAAAATCAACCCAAGAAGTAGTCTCCTTGGCAATTAATTTTTTAAGTTTAGGCATAGTGTATTCCCCTCATAAAATGAGTGCCCATCGGTTAATTTGCTTTTCGTAAGGTGAGGGGAAACCTATGAATCGCAAGCCGATGAGCACTCTCTGTAAAATGTTTATTCCCCTCACAAAGTTATCTAAGCTACTGATTTAGCAGCAAATATCTTAAGTTCTCCACCACCACCTTTAGAGGCAGTAGGTTCTTGTGCCATAAAGTTGACACTCATTGAAATAACATCTTCGGTAGCAACTGCTGGGAATTCAAACTGACATGCGTCAAGTTGAAAAGCTACTTGTGGGTCACCCGAAGTAGCTCCACCAATAATTAAATTAGCATTAGAAGTCTGAGCAGATTGTGTGCGAGAATCTTCTGAAATATTACGAAGGAATCCTGCACTTTCTAGTTCTCCAGTACGAAGATACATTGTAGCAGTACCTGTTATTGAACGAGTACCTGTAAATTGTCCAATAGGCTCATTAAGAGCAGACATTTCTTCAGGTGTCAAATAAGTAATATTATTATTATACTCTAAAGACAGTGCTGTAACTGGGAAGGTAAACTTCTCATCAGCAGCAGTCGCAGTTGCTTTATGATGAAACTCAATTTGACTAAGACGATTTTTAATAAACGAGTTAGTTCCGATAGTTCCCGCAACATTCATTTGATTAAATGGGTGATAAGAAGGACCGGTATTAGCAATCAATTCAGTAACATTTGAATTAGCTGTAGCAGTTACTCCACTATTAAGAGTTCCACCAAAACATGCAATAGCATTGTCACGAGGAAGTCCTGAAAGTTCACGCATTGTCGTACCAAAACCCGTCCAGGTAGTAGTAGCAATTTCTTCAATACCAGCATCAACTGATGCACCATTAACTGTTGCATTAGAAACCTGATAAACAACATTATCAAGTTTAAAGTACATATGGTTTTCTAATGCAGTTGAGAAATTAGTACGACTTGAGTGTGATCCACTAGTTGCTGCATTATTAGTAGTTAGTAGTCTACCTGCATTTCCACCAGTGGACTTCCAAACACTTTGATAAGTAGTACCGCTTGAAGGACTTGTATTAGATACAAGAGCTTGCCACATATACCAGTCAGCAAGAGGTAAAACATTACCTGTTTGATTAGTTCCAGCACTAGTTCCACTAGCTGCACCACCAGAGTTAACTCCAGTTGGGCGTAAATAAACTTGGAAATTCCAATCAACAGGATTAATTGCTGTATTAAACCGTTGTTGGGAACGATCAGGGGTAATACCTGATTCTAAACTTGTAATATCTTGGGTAGCTGATGTTGAGGTAACAGCAAACCCTGCTAGAACTTCGAGTTTCCAAGTATTCTCATTGTTCATAGCAGTAACAGCCGCTCCATTAATTAGATCAACCGTTGAGTAAAATACCTCTGAATTTCTTTGTAGGTTAAGAGAGGCCATCTTTATTTCTCCTTTTAAACTAGTATATAGTCTATAGTAACTTCAATTTCACTTAAACCGTATGGAGTAAATAATCCTTCATCAACAGATATGTTAGAAATACTGATTTCTTGTATACCTTTGTCCGAATTATCTTCAATACGATAAATCACGTGTTCGATGTCTTGTATCAGATCATCCATTTTATCTTGTGATTCATCATCACTAAAAACGTATGCTCTTATGGTAGCGTCAAGAGTTGCAGTTGTCAAATTTTGAGAATTAAAATCTCTAATTTCGGTTCCCGCTGCAAGATAAAGACTTGGAAAGTCATTAACTTCGTCTAAAAACTTTATTTTTCTCTCAACGTTATTAGAAAGATTTGTATTAAACGTATAACTAGAATCAAAATCAGATGTGCCCCCATCTATTTTCTTTAATTCTGTTACTAATAAATTTATTATATCGGATCTACGAGAAGTTGCCATTAAAATCCTCTTACAATTGCAAATTGCCTACTAAATAATGCAATAACTACCTCTCTTATAGATTTTTGAACTAATAAATCAGGATTTCTATCAGTATCTCTATGAACTCCGTATTTTGGATCATAAAAATAGCTCATCATATTTTTTCTATAATTAGGAATAACCTGAACAGAACTTCTAAAGTCACCAGATCTTTCTGTTAAAACATTAGGAGAAAGCGGGGGACCACGTCTCGGTCCTTTAGGCATTATTTGTCCCATTCTTTTCTTTACCAAAGCAGATAATTGAGCCGTAGAAATAAATTGTTGTGCTTTTTGTCTAGCGGTGCTTTTCTTATTTTTTGGAGAAGCAATAGTGCCTCTAGAAATAAGAGCAGAATTAGTTTCTATATACTCCATAGCATATTTTGATAAACCTAGGTCGTCTGTAAATTGTTTAAGTTCTGTTACTCCTTTAGCTGAAGGAAGAGCCATTAGAGCTGCTATTACTTTTAATATACTTTTACCAAGTTCTCCAGTTTTTAATTCTTTAATAATTACTTTATCCATAGCATTAAGTGCTTTAGTTATTGTACCTCCAGTAAAATATGCTTGAAGTTTTACACCTTCTGTTACTTCTGTAATTTTAAACTTAAAACCTCCTGATGATACTGCTTTTCTAATTTCAGACCATGGAAAAGATATTTTCCTATTTTGAAGAGCTCCTTGAAAAACTATAGGAATATTAATAAAATTTACTTTAGCAGATAAACTAGCTCGTACAGCTTGTGCAGCTTTTCCTCTACCGTCTAATAGTTTAAATATAGCTTTTGAATTATCTTTGTTTTTAATCAAAGAATTTACAAATCTTGTAGTAGCAACTTCTGCTTTAGTATCAAGTCCTCCCTTACCAAAACCTGTTACAAGCTCTTGTCTGCCTCGTTTTATTGTTATACCTTCTCCCCCTGCAATATTAACTTTACCTGTTCTTTTAAAACGACCTTCTTGTTCTGTTACCGCAACAGCTTTTATTTCTTCAACAGTATCTGGTTCTGCTTCTACATAAAAATCAGGAAAAAATCCACCCTTACCTTCTTGTATTTTACCACCACCTAAACTTTTAATTAATGCTATCTCAATATTACTATTTAATTTCTTAGCAATAGAGCTTAACTTACTTTTTGTTTCACCTTTTTCTAGCCCAAAAGTTATTGTATAAATTTTTTGATTAAGTTTTATTGCTGAAGCAAGAGCATCTCCTCTATTCTTCTTATGTACTAGTTTAGTACCATTTGCAGTTACAGATGATGAATAATTTGTTTTAGTAGCCATTACACAATCCTATAAAGCTCAAGTACACGACGAATATGAGGAGGAAAATCTGAACTTAGTTTGTTTTTATCTGCTCGTTCACCTTCAAAAGAAAATCCGGCTTTATCTTGATCTTGTTTATGTATAATTTTAATATAATCTAAAGTAGCCATTTGTAAGTCAAAAGGTACATCACCATCTTCATATCCAGCACGATATTTAACTTTTAATGCATTAGCATAAGCATTAAATTTAGGAGGGCCATTCATTGTTAAAGAAGGATAGGAGTTTCTGATAGTAGGATAATTCCCACTGACACCGACAGAACCTACATTTTTAGTAATTTTTCCACTATCACGAGTAAATACAAATTCATTAGTAGCAGCAGACGAATCTACAAAATCTACATCACTATTTGCGCCATCACAATGAATTAATAATACAGTATCGTCATCAGTAGCATGTTGATGACTAGGAGCAGTAAAATTAGCAGTAAATTGTGCTGATCTAGAAATACGAACCTCATCTATCTGGCCAATAAGTACATTTGCATTAGAAGGATTTCTTCCAATTTCTACATTACTGGTAAAGTCAGGAATATCAACTGTTTTAGCTAAAGTAACACCAGTTCCAACTTGTGTACCATCTCTATATAATTTTAAATCAGTCCCACTTCTAACAACAGCTGCATGGAAAAAAGTATTAGCAGTATAACCAGAAATAGCTGCATGAGCAACATTAGTGGTTTCACTGCCATTTTCTACTGCTCTAAATTGTAAACCTTCAACAGCATGATATCTAAATTCCCAAAAATCATTAGTATCTGTATTATGGCTTATAAGAGTCTGCGTAGCTCCTAAAGAACTAAGCCTAACTTGTAAATCTATTGTAAAATCTTCTGTATCAAAGTAAAAATCGCCTTGATCTTCTACTGCTAAATAGCTTGAACCATCAAAATTAGCTGAAGTTGTTCCAAACTTTTTAATTCTTTTAATTTTTGCCACACTGCCTATACTTGTTATTGTATGATTATCTTTATCTACGCCTGTCGTAACATCTAATCCGGTAGATGTAGGATTATCTAAAGTAACATAGTCACTACCGTTAAACTCTGCTACGGAAAAAACATTATTAAGAGGCAGTCTACAAACATATACGTTAGTAGCTCCACCATCAAATACTTCAAAATAATTATTTGCAAGAACCTGTTGACCAATATAATGTTCAACAAGTGCTGTGGCATAGCTAATTGCATTAGTTAAAGTACCATTATGACTGTTGCTTGAAATACTTAAATAGTCTTTTACCTGCGCAAGGGTTACGTACGGAAATTTACCCAGATTCTCCTCAAATTTCTCCATTATTCATTCTCCTTAAAGTAAAAAGGGGAGGGGGTCTCCCCCCTCCCCCTTGTAACTCAAGTTATAACTAATTATTAACCAGTCTTAACCTGACATGCGTATGAATACGTTGTAGAATTCAATGCCGCATCAGCAACAGTGGTAAGAGCTTTAAAGTCAAAGCGAGTACTGAGATACATAGCAGTGACCTGCTGACGTGGCTCATATTCACTCTCAATTTCCATACCACGACGCTCTGCAATCATAAAGCCTGGCTTATAAACCATGCAACCGATCTGGCGTCCTGAAGCTCCGACAACATCCAAAAATTCAGTAATCTGAATCGGAATACCGTAAACCGCACCAACAGAACCTGTAAGGTATGTCGCATTCGGTCCGAATTTATCGACCGTACGGAAATCGGAGGTAGAAACTAGGTTATTATAACCTTCAATAGTAGTCAAGTATACTAGCTGATCACCAAGTTGGAGACCATACTTACCAAGATTACTACGAGCAGTAGCGATATCAGTTGGATCAACTTTATCACTTCCAGAACCCGTGGTAGCGGTAATACTAGCAGCGTTAGCAAGATTAACAAGACCCGTTATGACAGAAGCATAACCGGTTCCTGCTGTAATAGCATTCGTGGGAGAAGCGGTAAATCCAGTAAGATTTCCACGACCACGAAGAATCGACTTGTCAATAGCACGTGCCAAGCGACGAGTTGCAGAAGCACGAAGGAAGTCAAGAAGCGGAAGAACCGTATCCTCTTCTTCGTCTTTTGCTAGATGCGTAGTTGACATAAATTTATGCGGAGTAAAGTTAACCGCAGAAATCGTATTGCCACGTCCCGAAGCAGGAACATTAGAAGTATCACCAACACCCGTTGAATAAGTACCGGAAGCAAACTGTGCTACATCTCCATCCGTATCTTCATCGGCAACTGGTACACGGAAGTTTTTAGCATCAACCGCAATGCGATTAAACATAGGAGCAATAACTAGTTGCTGCTCCATTTCCGTATAAATATTGCTTGAGAAGTTAGAAAGAAACTGATCAACGTTAGTTACAACAGCTTTCATACGAGCACCAGTTTTGGTGTCAAATACGTCCCGTTTACCCATACACTTCGAAAGAAGATAAGCATTAGCCATTTCTTTCTCAGAGAATTGAGAATTATTACGCTGGTTTT